AAGCTATTACTTCTTTTCAGTTTATGCTTACTTTGTTATGTGAAACTTAGTAAAGCATAAAAGTAGGACTAGCGATATTTCTTTTGTTTGAGCCATATATCACTAGCCTTACTTAATTTGTAACTTATTTTTCTAAATACACTTTAATGTCCCGATATTCCTTAGAAAAATCCATCCACCCGCTAATATCAGGGTTTAAGAATGGTAGGACAGTAAGCGGACTTACTTCCGTTCGATATAGCGATAGAGAATGTTTCTGACTTATTTCCCTGACTACACCTGTATGGATTTCTTCTACATCCTTCTTTAGTTCTTGAATTTCATCATATGCGTCCAGAATTCGTCTAAGTTTTTTTCGGTATTGTTTATAGATCTTCTTAGTTTCCATCCGTTGCTTAGTTTCTTTAAAAATGTATTCAAAGATGACTGCTTTAGCTTCTGAAAAATCACTATTATATTTTTCCTGAAGAGAATTAATAGCTTTTTCCATCTTTTCCAACTGCTCTAAAGATTCTAAGTTGTTAGATAAAAAATTATCTATATTCTCAAATGAAACTGTTTGATTGCCTAAAAGGCTTTTTCTTTTTTCGCTTAACTGTTCTCGTGCTGAATTAATCTTACTTTTTTTATTATCTAGATCATCCAGTGTTTCAAATACTTGATTAATATCCATTTCTTTCTCCTAGTTCCATTGGATAAAGTAACCACAATCTTCTTCAACTTTTTTTACATCAAATCGGGTATGTAAAATCAACCGTTTTCCAAAATAGTCATTCGCATTCACCCAACTAAGTGTATCTTTCTTGCGATCAAACAAAGTAACAAAGTTTTCTAGATCTCCGATAAAGCCTTTTTTGTCACCTTTATTCCCTAATGTTGTATCATCTACAATTAAAAAGTTATCTACAAAGAATGTTTCACTTGTCCCTGTCTCTTTATCAACTTTAAGAAGATAATTTCCTGAAGTGTCTTTCATTTTTTCTAAGACACTAAATAGTGATTGACTAACAACCATAGATACATTGCGCTCTGGATTGATTAAAGAAACAATAGATTTCAAGTCGTCCATACTTGTAGCAGTCTGCACTTTCGCAGTTTGGAGAATTTTCCCAATCTCTCTATTTCGTGTTCTACGTTTTAATTTAATAATCTTCTTACCAAGAAAATCCGTTAAATTATATTGCCCATCATCTAATTGCTCCTGTGAAAAATCAAGTTTTCCACTGAATAATTTAACTAAGTAATCAACGCTGATAGTTTTCTTTTTATCTGCTTCTGTTCTCTCAACCGAATTTTCGCTAACTTCTTGTAATGAATCAGATTCAAAGTCAGTTACTTCATACTTCCCACCACGGGTACGAGTCTCAATAACATTTACTAAATCAACCAGTTCTTTACGTTGATGTTCATCTTCGTAACTATCAAGGATTGGTTTTTCAATGAGTACATGATTATTTTCTACGTTCATCCCTCTAGTGTTATAACCTGTACTTCGGATATAAGCTTCTAGATTTTCTTTTTGTTTAACTAAGTTAGTTGTCATTTTTTTGCTCCTTTATCTTTTAATATCTGATTTTTGTTTATAATTTTTTCTAAAATTCTTTGCTCTTAGCTTTTCTTTTATGACTCTCCGAGCCTTTAGAATCATTTTTTCTAGATTTTGATTTGTCTTGTTTGTTAGCATATTTTTCTAGTATTTCTTGTTTCCGTTGTTCTAAGTTATCATCTTCTTTTTTACACTGAGAAAAGATTTTCTGTCTTTTATCTGGATCCATAGAAAACTTATTGGCTACCACATACCCTAAAGAAGTATCTCCTGCCATAATACTCACCCCCTTTCTATGCAAACAACTCAGGGACATACCACTAGCATTATATGCTTACGGTATGTCCCTGAGTTGTTCTCAATAGACTTATTTTTTAGTTTCTTTTTTGACTAGATGGATAAATTTCCCATCTGAGTAGAATAAAGTTATCTCTCCAAACCTTGGAACTTTTTCTATCTCTATTATACCACATTTTTCATAGACAACAAAGCCTTTTTCTGTTGCAAATCGCATTTTATCATCATTCATTGAAATTCTCCCCTCACTGTGTTTATAGTGTATCTCTTATCTTTGATTGTAAAAGCCTTGAAAGTGTTCCCCTCTAAACCTTTCAAAATTCTACTTGAATTTCTAGCATTATAAACAGTTCGCAGTTCACTACTATCTAGATTCGTGTTGAAAATCGTAGTTTCTCGATTATTGATAATATCAAACAAGAAATCCTGTTCCCAATCGCTCTTAGGAGTGATTGTTCCATTTTTTGCCCCAAGGTCATCGATGATCAGGAAATCAACATCAACTAACTTTTTGACCGCCTCATATTCTGTTAAGTTTGCATTTCTTCCATAAGCCCAACCTTCTTTTATCTGCTTGATAATCTCGGTTAAACTAACAAACAAAACACTCTTAGGCTCGTTCTTCTCTCTGAAGCTCTCATTGATTTCTTTAGCTAGTGCAAGAGATAAATGACTTTTTCCTATTCCTGTGCTACCGCTGATTAAAGTATTTCCTGTCATACCTGCAAGGTACTTCTGGGCTTGCCCCTTTACAAACTCTAACATCTGACGCTCCTCTATCGTCTTAACAAAGAAATTATCAAATGTCGCTCCTTTCAACTCGTTAGGAATCGTACTATCACGCATTAAGACATCATAAGTTTTAAAGTAAGCTTGCCTGTCCTCGAACTGCTGCAATAGGTCTTTCTCTTTCTGTTTAATCTCTCCCTTCACGCACTCCGGACAAAATGCTTGTACTTTTCTTTCTGAACCCCCTAACACTGGTACAGAAATTTCCCAATAATTTACCTGGTGAATATCGCAAACCGTATTCGATATTTTTCTGTTATTAAATTCTTTAAATTGTTCCTTCATCTGTGCAACTCCTAAAATGGTAGATCTGGGAAGTTATCTTCGGACTTCCCTTTTATAGTTTTAGGCTTTTGATTCAAATAACCATCAAACTTAGAACCGAAAAGTGTTTCTGGTCTTAGATATTTAGAAAATTCAGGACTGTCCTTCCATTCTGCCGTTTTAATATCTATCACCTGTTTAAAATCTTCAAGTGTATAGCCTTCTTTGAATCGTGCTATTATCGGCTTCAAGTTTTTGTCCAAATATTTATAATTTTTCCCAACTGTATGATTCAGATAAGCTAAAGGTATTCTGATTAAATATTTTTCAGGACGTCCTTTAGTTACCTCATCAATCATACTCGGAGTTAACCAATTTGGGAAAGTAAAGTCAGGTTTACCTGACAATATATATTCTTTATATAACTCTTTATCTGACTCTTTCTCTATCTCTATCTCTGTTGGACATGAGTTGGAAACAGTCCTTCTATTTTGGACATTCTCCAATTTTGGTAAATCTTGACTATTTTTTCTTTGGTCTCGCTTGTATTTTGCCCAGTTTGTTTCACTCTCAACCATAGCTTTTGCTTGCGATAATGTAGCGTGTCCATCATCGTCTATCTGAATCAGTCCGCATTTTGTAAAATATGCAACCGTCATATTGATATCATCTTCAGAAACATCTAGTTTTAAAGCTAATTCCTGTACCAAACTATCAAAATAGCCTTCATAGTACAAAATACAATCATCTTCTAAACTTTCCAACATAAGACGGATATAAATCACTGTCATAGTGTAGCCACCAGGCATATTTTTCAGTCGTTTAATAAAAAGATTATCAAAAAACTTCTTATCAACTTTTAACCAAAAATATATTTTAGTCTTTGCCATCATCTACCCCCAAAAACTTTAAAACGTCTGAGACTTTATAATACGCTTTTCTAGTATCTTCAATAGGCGGTATATACTGTGGCAGTCCCGCACCTTCCCATTTTGTTAAGGTTTTATCTCCTATGCCCAGTTCTTCCTTTAGTTCCACCTTGCTAATCAAATCTAATCTTTTTTGAGGTGCTTTCTCATGGCTTTTTAAATATCGTTCCACTGCTTCCAAAATCTTAGACTTTAAATCTTCAATCATTTTTTCAAACATCTTAGTACCCCCATGGCTTAACCGCTGCAAGCTGAATATATCGCCCATAATCAGGGCTTAAATCCTCGCTAGTCGTTTCAATCGTCTGTGTACTTTCTCGCTCGATTTGAGCGCTTTTTTTTGCGGTCTCGGTGGTTTAGATAGATTAGTAAACCAATAGCTACCACAATAAAGATAAGCGCCTGTATGTTGGTTAAATCTAACTCATTCATGTTTTATCCCCTTTCTATAGTCATTAGCCTGTTGAGTATGTTCTGAAATGAGTTGGTTCATAGCTTGGATTACTGTATTTAGTAAAGCTGATGATTGTTTACTGTCTTCCATACTAGCCATTTCTAAGACTAGTAGAGTATCAGTTAACTGACAACAAAGCCCCTCATAATCTACTAGAACATCATTTGTATTTACTGTCATATTGTTTTCCTGTGCCTTTTTTTGCCTGTTTCCTATACACGATTAGTACCACTCCAAACGCTGGGCAGTTGCCCCAAGTTGGCGAACGCTTGTAGCGGTGTTTCGTGAGTAATTACCCATCTTTCAGCTAAACAAGGCCTTAGAATCACCCTGTCAGCGCTTGATTTCAAAACCTTTTCTAATTGCTTGCCTGCTCTTCGGTTTTTCTTTAGGTATTTGATAGAATAGATATTTTTTGCTATAATCAAAGCATAGAAAAAATTTCTATATCCTTAATCTTGTCGCTTGCTCGCCTCGTCTAAAATTTGAGCAAGTGATTTTTTTATTTTCTTTTTGCATGATTACTACCTGACTTTGGTTTATAAAGCAAGTCTTTACTTTCGATAAGATCTAGAATCCAACTGATTCCCTGTTCTACTGTTTCAAGAAATGCGCCCAGGTCTTCACTGTCCAAGTTCTCGTAGTTCATACAAAGATATTCGGCTAGTTGTCTGTCTTTCTCAACTAGCTTTTTAAAATCCTTGGGATACTTAGGAATTTCTAACCCCTTGGCATTTGTAACTGTCTTAAAATCATTTTCCATTTTCTATACTCCTATACTTTAAAAATTAGTTCTTTAATTTCTGAATACCCCCTATTCAAGCTAATCATAGCTATTGCCATATCTTCCAAACGTTGGTAGTTTGTCAATTCTACACTTGTCAAGCCATCAATACCGTTCTTACTTTCTCGCTCATTCATGAGTTGCGCTTTATTCTTCCCTGTCGCTCCCTTTAGTAGTAAGTTTGTAAGTGTACTATAGGCATGCTTAGGTGCTTTCTCCCATGTTTGAATAGCTTCAGTTAAGCTTTTACGCTTTGGTTTTTCTAGTTCCCGTTGAAGATAGCGTTTAGAAAGTTCATCACGCATTTCAAAGAAGGCTTTAACTAGGTTAGTTTTGAAGTTGGCCACTTGCTCAGTATTTTTTAAGAATGTAACTAACAAGGTCGCTTGTTGCTCATTCAAAATATAATCCTTAGTATTCTGGCCGCTTTCCATAGCTTGGATTTTAAATCCAACCTTTCCGAACCGTTCAAACCTTACTTGATGTTTGCGGATTGTCTTGGTTATTGTATGATGTTGCAATCCAGTGCATTCTGCTACGATACTGCTCAGTGTATACGGCTCTTTTCTGCCGTCCATGTAAACCAGTTCCATTGGTTCGCTCCTTTCTTCTTGTTGCTCGTGCTTGCCACCTAAAACAGTACCAAGGTAAATCATTGAGGTAGGGAAAAATTAGGAGAGAATGAACCCCTACAAACCCTTGATACTGCCATAGGTAGCAAGCAAAATAATCTAGTAAATAATTAACTAATTCCGTTTATCAATCTCCAGTGGTAAAGCACCACATGAGAAATCTGTAAATGTAGAGTAGTATTGCGATTGGTTCGCTCCTTTCTAATAATCTTCTAAAAGCCACTCTATCACACTTTCGTAAATGCGCTTAGGTGCATCGTAGTTGCCAGCTTCAATTTTTGCTAGAGTAGGAGGTGTAATTTTTAGTTTCTTGGCTAACTGAACTTTTCCAAGCTGAAGCTCCCCTCGTTTTCGACGAACTTTTTTTGCATGTTCTATTGTTAATAACATTATCAACTCACTCCTTTCTAAAAAATCTTGATTTGGACGAAAGTTTTTTCATCACACTTTGAATTATAAACGAATTTATTTTCGTTTTCAAGCGATAAATGAAATTTTTTTCGTCTATGATTTTATTTTTTCTCTCTACTATGTTATACTTTAGATAAACGTATAAGAGGATAACTAATGGAAAAACAAACACCTAAAAATAATCTAAAAAAACTTAGAATAGAAAAAGGATTCTCCCAAAAAGAATTTTACGAAGATATTATAAAAAAAGAACTAGGTTTGAATATTACTTTACGAACTTATCAAAATTGGGAAAATCCAAATAATGAAATCAAATCAAAACCTGCTCTACTACTTGCAGAATATTTCGGGGTAAATGTTGGATATCTTTTAGGGGAAGACGAAAGAAGAACAACCTACCTAACCTCTACTCTAGAGAAATATAGTGATAACATGGAATCCCCAGTAGATTTCGCAGGATATGGTTTGTTGGCGCTAACTCGTGGTGAAAAAGTAAGGGATACCGTAATAGAAAACCTTAGAGAAATCACAGACTATTATGGACATAGAAGATTTGCTAAAGAAGAATTTAAAAATTGGAGTCAAGAAAAAAAAGATCTTATGTTAAAAGGAATGCAAGACTATGCTGATTCAAATATCGGAAGATTTCTTGCAGGTCTAATGACCTTTCCTGATAAGACTAAAATTACTATTATTGATTTTTTAACACTAGACAATAAAGAAAGGGAAGCTGTTAGTACAATAATTTCCTCGTTAGCTGATAATCCTGTTCTTCATAAAGATTATGACGACTAATATAAAATCACTAATCACTATATAAGCTCCATATCCGCCAATAGCTACTTTATCTCATAGGCCTATTGTTAAAAATATGGGATATCGCACTAAATCTTTTATCAGAAAAACATCAGCATATAGGAGGCTACTTATGAAAAAATTACTAAGCACGTCAGCTATTTTACTTTCTGCTACCCTTCTAGTAGCTTGCTCTAACAATCAATCAACTACCAAAGATAGCTCGGAGCAACCAAAAACGGAGCAAAAAAATACTACTTCAACAAACACAAAAGCCAAAGTAG